TTCCAACAACAAACATTTTAGTGCCATCAGAGTTAAAGGCTAATCCACCGGGGGTTGTGTCTTGTGCGTTTACTGAAAAGTTTTGAGAGTACGACGCTGTACTTATGTCAAATCCTGTTGACAAATTATACTCGCTCACATCGTCGCCTTGAGCGCCAACAACAAACATCTTAGTTCCATCAGAATTAAAAGCTAATCCGTAGGGGTCTGTGTCTTGAGCAGATACTGAAAAATTTTGTGAGTACGAAGCCGTAGAAACATCAAACCCCGTAGACAAATTATATTCATTTATGTCATCACCTGTAGCACCAGCAATAAACATTTTAGTACCGTCAGTATTAAAAGCTATGCCGGTGGGTTCTGTATCTTGTGCAGATAGCGAAAAATTTTGAGTATAAGAAGCACTACTAAGTTGGTAACCTACAGTAGTCGCAACACTAGAAACTTTCTTAAACGTCTCGTTGTAACTATCAACCAGCAATTCGCCTGTGATATCTACGTCGCCTGTGTGGCTAGTGCCTACCTTGGAGTCTAACTGTGTCTGGATGTTTGACGTAACACCGTCTGTGTAATTAAGTTCCGCTGTGGTTGCTGTAATGCCGTCAAGAATGTTTAGTTCAGCCGCTGTAGAAGTTACTGCCGTACCGCCAAGAGTTAACGTGCCTGATGCTGTCAGATCCGTAAACGTACCAGCCGCCGCTGTAGTACCACCAATAACGCTGTTGTCTACAGTGCCACCAGAGATAGTCAGGTTGTCAGCAACGTAAGCATCTGCAATGGCTGTCCCTTGCCAAGTACCTGTAGCAATGGTGCCTACTGCTGTTATCTGGGTCTGAGAAGCATCTACAGACAAAGTATCGCCAGTAAGGGTAAGACCTGTCCCATCTACTAAAGCTGTCTTAGAAACGCTTATAGCCGCACTAGCATTAATATCATCATTAACAATAACACCAGAGCCAATAGCCGCCACGCCTGTGTCAGCAATCGTTATGTCGCCTGATACTACGTTGTCAATCCAAGTAGATGTACCAGTATCGTAAAACAACAATGCCCCATCAGCGGGTGAAGTAATATTAGTGTCTGAAAGCCCTGAAAGACTAGTAGAAACCCCACCAATTTGAGAATCTACATAAGCTTTAACAGACTGTTGAGTAGGTACAAGCGTTGCGCTATCAGAGGCCATATTGTCTTCATCGACAAAAGCCGTAATTGTAATTGCACCATCTGTAAGACTTCCAAATGAAACAGTACCTGTTGTTGTAATATTACTTGAGCCAGTATCAATAGCTCCAAAACCAGAAGTAATAGAACCAGAGTTCAAAGCCCCAACAGTTGTAACATTAGAAAGAGTATCTAAAGATGTTTCAAAATAAGTTTCAAAGTCTGTAAGTGCTACTTGCTTCATTGTGCCTGCATCATTTACAATAACACGATCAGCATCAGCAAGCGTTGTAGCTGTGGCGGCTGTATCGCCGTCAAGGATGTTGAGTTCTGCGGAAGTAGACGTAATTGCAACACCACCAATAGACAGCGTAGAAAAATTACCTGTTGAAGCTGTAGTTCCACCAATAGTGGTATTATCAATTGTGCCTGCATTAATGTCTGCCGTATCTGCAACAAGACTATCAATGTTTGCAGTACCATCAATATAAAGATTACGCCATTCTTTTGAAGCACTTCCAAGATCGTAAGTGTCATCAGTGTCTGGAGTTATACTAGAGGCTACATCCGCTGTTAGCGTAATACTGTCTGTATCAGCATCACCAAATGTAAGGTTGCCTGAAATCGTTGCATTACCAGTTACTGTTAGATTACCGCCAATAGAAATATTACCAGTAGTTGTAACTGAATCAATGTACGCATCTTTCCAGTACAGTGAAGACGTTCCAAGATCTACGTCACTGTCTGTGACAGGAAGCATAGCGCCATCTTGAATACGAATTTGTTCTACTGCGGCACTAGAGACTTCTACATAAAAGCCCCAACGATTGTTTGTACTATCGACTACAATTTTATTATTAAAATCTAAGTCACCAATCGTATGAATATTGCCGCCTTCTCCTGCTGTGCCATCATGTCTGTGGCCCGTAGAAGCGGCAGAAGTATTTGAATACGCAAAGGCGTTTAAAAGCTGATTGTACTCGTCGTTAAATAACGCGGCAGTAATTGTATCGCCATCTGCAAATGTACTTTGTCGTGTATAACTTTGGGCCATTATTATCTCCTACCTGATGGCATATAATCTATGTAGAAACCATTAATTGCATATGGGCTTCTAGTATCATCTGACCTAATTCTAAAGCTTACGGTATGTCCACTACCCTCAACTGCCTGTCTTACCATTGGGTCAGCACTAGCACCAAAAGTTGCTACGCCAAAAACAGAAGTTCCAAAAACGGCAGGAAGTGGTATGTTTGTAAGCGTATAATCTGAAGGCTGTGGTATATCTACGGCTTGATAGTCATACCGCAACCTTAAAACTGGTTGTAAATCACCTTCAGGCGAAAAAGAAGTTCGCACGTACTTTAAAGTTTTTCGTGTGCCTATATCACCGCAATCAATGTCTGGAGTTTGATAGGTTGCAAAAATATTAGCTTCTGAACCTGCGTGTAAAAAAGAATCGCCTGTGTCGTGGTTATAAATGTAGCCATCTTTATCGCCATGATAAGCAACTTCTACGCCATTGCTGTTAAAACCTGATGCAAAACCTAAAGCCTGAATACCTTTTGTTTCAGACCATTCAAAGCCTTGACCTGTGAAGGTGCCAATAATTCCTTTGGCTTGACTAGGATCTTGAGCAATCGTAGAATAAAAAAGCCTGTATTGTGATTTAGAGCGCAATACATCACTTGTAATAATAAAAGAGCTTGTAGATGTAGTTAAAGCTGTTACGATCTCTTGGATTTGTCTTGAAATAGAGCTTAACTCTACGTCACCAATTCTTGCTGTACCCGCAACAGTACGAATACCATCGGGAGCTAAGAATACTAGATCACCTCCAAATTCTTGGATACTATATCCGTCAAGACAACCTACGTTTTCTGTAATAGGGTCTATACGAACATTTTGAGCATCATTAATATTTATAAGCTTGTGAATACTGTTTTGCGTAAAAACAATTAAGTTTTCACGAAAGCCTTTAATGCCTTGTATTTGGTCTGAAATTGCTACTGCGCCTGCACCAGAACCACCAAAATCTGTAGCATCGTTATAAACACTATAATATACAGTATTTAAATTATTACCTACTCCAGAAGCAATAAGGTGGTGGTCGTGGACTGTAATGTATTTAACAGCGTTTGTACCGCTAACAGCTATTTCTTCTGCAAAAAATGTACGAGTATTTAAAAGACCCGTACCTTCCATGCGAAACATATATAATTTATTTGCACCGTCTGCAATTACAAGTTGACCATAATTATATGCCGCGCCTTCAATCAGTGCAAATTGACACTGGCCTTGGTCTGTGCGTGTTAAAGTTGATCGGCCTGTAAAAGCTGTATAATTATCACCACTATTTGAAACTGCACTTCTATTTATTTGTAGCCACGAATCGCCATCATTACTAAAAAAAATATCTGTACCAGAACACACAACAACCCCATCACCGTAAGGCTGAATACCCAACACAGCATTAGAGCCGTTTGGACGAGCAGTACCATAGGCTGTAAAACCATTTATTCGTCTATAGCCTCCGTCTGGGTCTACTTCAAAGTTTTCTAGTACCTTTGCAAATCCGGGGTTACCTAAAATCTCAATAGAGTTTAAGTTTGTATTTAAACCGCCTTTGCATGAAAAACCAAAAGCCTGAGACATTAGACAAGCCTCATGCGATCATCTTTGATGTACTTAGGTGCTGGGAACATCAGAGCATTTTTCATAAGTCGTAAGCCTCTACGATATTCTTCTAAGGCTAATGCGGCTGGCTGAATGTTTTCTTTGAACTGATGCACGTAGTATCTGGCTCTAGAAAGCAATACAGTTTTATATACATCTGGAAAAACAATTACATCGCTATGGGCTGATAGCTCTGTAGCTTGATTAAACGCAAAGAAATGAATACGATATACTTTGTCAGGTATCGGACTCAATCCAAAGTTACGTCCATCACTACTACGAAAAACTCTGCGGGGTTCACCACCATTAGCATCGCCAGCATCGTCTTGATTTTCTTTAGCACGATGATAGTCTTTCCATTCTTCTAAGGTTATAAACTTTAGGTTTTGACTGACGTAAGGGGCTGTTTCACCTGATACACCTACTGTAGTCATGTAAAAGTCATCCCAATCTACATAACCATAGTCATCTACCAAAGATGAACTTGAAGCTTTTAGTTCATACCAACGCTGATTAGCAACAGTTTCTACAGTTACATTACCGTATAGCGGATCTGTCGCACCACTTTCACCTACAGAAAGAAAAGGCCACTGAGGTTCTTCAAGGACAATGTCAAGATATGCACGATTCACACAGTCCTTTACGTGTGCCTGTATTCCAATAGCAGAAGAAAAATTACTTGAAGTTAGGACAACCTCGTTCATTTCTCTGAGCAGTTCGTTAGTAAGCTGTAGGTATGTAGTCGCCATTATTTTTTATGAACCTTTTGTATTTCAAAGTTGGCTGACTTACTAGCACCTTTGTGGGGCTTGAAGCCATCTTTAGGGTCTTTCATTAGTTTGTAGCTTTTACCATTCTTCATCCAGTGGTAGCCATCAGGAGCAGGGACTTTCATTTTTGACGCATAGACTCGTTATAGTCAGGCCCCATGCAGGCTTTTTCCATATCACGAATATTGCTGTAGACTTTACCGCCTTCAGCTTTTTCCATGCGGTAGCCGCCCATCATATATGGAGAACGTGACTTACCGCCATAGCTGTATGCTTCTTTCTT